GAATAGTTGCTATCGCTATTGTAATTGCTTCTTTTGTTGGATTATATTATAATCTAAATGCTCAGATTGAAGAGGCTAAAGAATTGCCTAAACCTGTTGTTTCTCGTACTGAATACGAACTAAAAGAGGAGCTTGTAAGAGAAGCTGTTATGGAAACTAAGGAAGACATCTCTGAAATAAAAGAGCAGATGACGAGAATAGAAGATCGTCTATATGAAATTAAGGTTTCTAGAAGGTGAAACAGTTTTTCTTTATACTACTCTTTACTTTAGGTTTTGAAGCTCAGGATACGCGTAAAGAAAAAGAAATACTAGACGATGGTTTAATCATAATAGAATATAATGCTCCGTTTAATTTATCTAATAGCTATGAAGGATTTAATTCTTTGTCAGGTGTAAAAAAAACTAAAGTTTGTATAGAACAAAATCCTAAAAAAAGAAAAGATCTCAAAATTAAAAATGTGCCTACATTAATATTGTTTTTAGACAATATAGAGGTATATAGATGGAGAGCTGGTTTAGATATGAAAATACACGCTTCGACTTCAGATGTTCAAAAAGTAATTGACAGTTTCTAATGAAATATTATTTTATATTTTTTAAGGTTTTATTATCTTTGTTTGTAGTATCATTAAGTAGTTGTTCAACACAATGGCATCTGAAGAAAGCAATCAAGAAAGACCCGACAATTCTAGTCCAGGATACGGTGATTGTCACGGACACGGTTGTTACAGAGAAGACTGCTGTGCTGGATACGGTCACCATCTCAAACACGGATACAGTGGAGATAGTAAAGAACAACTTCCGAGTGAAGATTATGCGTATCTCAGACACCCTCATAATAGATGGCGGCTGTGATGCTGATACGATTGTAAGGACAGTCAGCGTTCCTTTTGAAAAGATCGTTTATCACGAGCGAGATAAATGGTATCACAAGCTCTATTTCGGCTCTTTCCTTTTGTTGATTTTGGCTTTCGTTTTAGGACTCTTTAAAAGGTTATTTAGATACAGCTAAGATCCACAAGCTTCACAATCATCTGGGTTATCAATATTACAAGTAGGTTGTTCTTTATCTGTAAGGTCTTCTAACCACGAATCAAAGGAATCTTTAGCCATTTTTTAAGAATAATAAAAAGTAAAACCCCTACGCTTTGTAGAGGTGAAAGCGAAAATACTACACATAATTTTAACGTAGATAGGCGTGCTTTTACTCGAAGTATTCAGTAATATTTACACCACTTTTTATGTCATAATAACCTACCTGCTTGGTTATCATATGGGTACGCTTAAAGTCTGTTTCTCTAGGCATATCTTTAGTGGTCCAAGAAGGTTCTTCTAAGTCATTTAATCGGAATGCCCAAACGCCAAATGGTGTCGAATTTATGTAAACAGGGTCAACTCCAGACACTTTACTTTTATTCAACAGACCTTCATATTTTATCTTCTCAATAACTAATTCATTGTAATGAGACTTTCTACATTTAAGCTCTATATATATCTTATGTTCGTTAGAGTAACAATCATACTTAGAAAATTGATCTTGAGCTTTTTCAAGATCAGGAACTAAGTTTTTTTTAAGAGCTTCAAATAGATCTCTTTCTTTGTTAAAGGGATTGTTTAAGTAACGAATCATAACCCTCTCATTCTTAGCTTGTTAATCTTACTAAGGTTGTAATGTTTCTTGCAGTATTTATATAAATTTTCTCCAAGCTCTTGAGCTCTTTCTAAAGTCATTTCATCAATAGCTTTTCTCCATTCTCCAGGAGAACTACACAGTATACCTGTTTTGTTATGCTTTATGACTTGCTTATATGGTGAAACGTTTGAAGCTATTAAAGCTGTCTTTGTATAACCTGCCTCTACCACTTTTAATTCAGACTTACAACGGTTAAACTTATTGTTTAACAGAGGGGAGATAGATACGTCAAAATGTTTGTATAAGGTCCCGTATTGATGAACATCTTTAGGCATTAATTTATGCTTAGCTTTTAGTATGTCCATATAATTCATAAGCCCCATACAATAAGACTCAGTTCCTTCTAATGTAACGTTGCCCATTGCTTTCATATCCTCCTGGTGGCCATTAGCTCCAACGTATCCAAACCTAACCACATCCGTAGGCTCTTTCTCTACATCTCTCCATTGTTCTTCTTTCTCGTGGAGTGTATTGGGTATAAGTCTATATGTAACATTAGGATTTATTTTTTTCATCCTATTAATAAGATACTCTGAAGGACACCATATCTCATCAGCAATTTCAATTGTTTTTTTTATTTCTGGTCCAGCAGTTTTTTCATAATAACTTCTAGCTGGGTTGTCTTTTGGTAGTTGCCAAAAATCATCATTGTCTAGAATTAGCTTGACATTATTGTCCACAAGAAATTTTTTAAAGGCTTTATGATTAGAAACTGTACATCTTCTAGATGTGATTAAGTTTTTAACCTTGCTCATATCAAACTCCTTGAGCTCATTATAGCTTTGAAAGAAATGAATATTAAGATTTTCTTCCGCTTGCATACGCAAAAACGGAGTCATTAACCTATGGTAATTAATACCATTTAATCCGTCAAGAAATATTAGGGTCATCATAAAATTCTAAAAGAGCAGATCTTATCATATCAAACTCAAGCTCTATATCTTTTTTATATTTTCTTATTGTATTATGTAATCTGTCACTATCTACTCTAGGATCTCCCGAAGTATCGTGCAAGCTCTCATACAGTTCTGTTGCGGAGCTATGCATCCTACTCGTTGTAAAGAAGTATATCTCACTCAATTGTTTTAAATCCATAAACTTTTATTTTCACTCTGAAGGTGTTTTTCTCCAGATTTTCGTTGAAGGTTGTCGACTGTGAAATAAAGTGTTTTGGGTTATCGTCTTTAACATACTCAAACTTTCGTAAATAGTCCGCAAGAAACTTACTACAACAAATAGCGTTGTCAACATCAAAGCGACAGTTAAAAGAAACATCAAGTGCAAATTTGTCCATATAGAATCTGTCGAAAGATTCAAGAGCATTTTCAATGTGTTTCCAATAGTCTTCTTTGTATTTCTTACGAACCATAAAATGCCTTCCAGAATAGAACGCATTAAGGCTAGGGGGCTTGGGTAACGTAAATTCGATTTCTTCATAATCACTTTCCACCCATCTAAGATAGGTCAAACTCCTTTGAATTTAATGATAATGGCGTAAAATTTTTCTCACCAACAGGTGATATCCTAAATCCTGTCCTAGAAGCATTCATCTCAAACAAGACGGGACTTTCAAAACTTGTTGGCATCCCTCCCGTTTCTTGACTGCGAACCTTCCTTACGTGAACTTCCATTGTGTTTCTAACTTCAAACTCTGGAGCAGAAATTTTTCTGTGAAACGTTAAAAAACAATCGCTACGATTAACCATCTTGCCACCCCCTTCTGTATCCTCTGCATAAGGTGCTGTTTGTAATCCATCCATACCCTTTCTTCGAGCCGCTTCAGTTATCGCGTGAGTGTTTAACCATACAGCTATATTATTAGAGTTACTGAAAGTTAAAAGCTCAGAGGCGGCTTCATAATGATATTCGTGTGATGAAAGTGCATTACTATTTCCCATTGTTATCTTTAGAGAATTGTAAGGGTCAATTAAAAAACCATCATACTTTTTCTGCTTCAAAAGTTTTTCTGCAAAAACTATAAGGTCCGTGTAACTGTAGACTTCATCATTACTTATAACTGTAAAGTGATCATTAATCCATTTGTAGGCGGCAATCCTTTCATCATAATGCATTTGATCTATTGGTACATCTACTAAAAACTCCATCAACTTCATTTTTACAGCGGCAGTTTTATTTTCAGAAGAATATATAATCCATTTCCAATCGTGTAGAACTGAGGAAGTTACAATAAGATACATAGCCATAGTTGTCTTACCTACATTACTATGTCCATTGATAATGGTAAATTCTTTTTTAAATAAAAAATATTCATCTAGTTTACACCCCGTAGTCAAACCTTTAGCTATGTCTCCTTGAGCAAACTTATTAATCCAATCCATATCTTGATCGTCAGAAGAAATGAATGACATATCTCCATCATTTATAAGCATCTCTCTTCTGATTCTTCTCTCGTCTTCTAGAGTTTCTTTAATGGGTCTTCTTCTACCTTCTTCTATACCATCTGTAATTGTTTTCTTAGCTAGACTTAAATCTTCAACAGAAGATATCTTACTTATCTCTCTAATTAAAACCCTCTCTACTTCTTCTCTTTCTAACCTACCTACAGCTATGTATCCTCCGCACAAAATAGAAGCTCTTAATAAAAGTTTATGCTTTTCTCCATCTTCAGCTTTCCTAATCATCTTAGATGCAATACTTAACTTATCATAATCTGTGTATGTATCTACACTAGAAGCTGTTTGATTTTCTGAAGCTTCAGATAGCATACCACCAAACTTGTCACTAGCATCATTATATGTCAGGTTAGGATCATAACTTTCAAAACAAGCCCTGGACTCATTGATTCCTGAAGGGTCAACCTCTAGTCCATAAGTTTTGTCAAAGTAAGTTTGTAAAGCTCTAAAGTGATCTCTATGTCTTTCAGGATTGGTGATTTTAACAAGGACTTTTAGTCCGTCTCCTGATGGTGATATCCAACAAGCTCTTACAAAATTATCTGTAGAAAGCAAAGCTTGTGAGGCTTCTGTGTCTATATGATCAAAGTCTAAAACAATTAATCCACTATGACCTATTATGTCATCATCTTTTCTGCCATTAAATACTCCTGAGAATAATGTAATAGGTAAACTTTTTTTCTTGTCTTTGTTACCAGCTCTTATTTCATCAATGATACCCTTAGATTTACCTTCTATAATTCTAGACAAAGAATTTTCCAAAAAGACATAGTGAGGCTTGTCCGTTTTAATAACAGAAGGAAACATTGTTATTTTTTCCATATTACACTACCTCTATCTTGACGAGTTGTCTGTCTGTAAATATTTCTTTGGTGTCCATTCTCATTAGAGCATCTGTAAACGTTGGAGCTATACATTGAAACACTATATAACTCGCGTCTTCGCTTACTACTTTTATAAAATCTAAATAATTACTAGGTAATACTACAGCTCTTATATCATTATTTTTCTTCTTTCTATAAGTCATATTATATGATTGATTAGGTACACCTATTTTTTTTAATAAAGATTTACTTACATCTTGATAATTTTTTGCGTATTTATAGTTTACAAAATTTCCTTTTTTATTCTTAAAAACCATTTGTTTATGAATTTTTGTATGATGAAGAACAGTAGCGTGGTCTACATTTAAAAGTTTTCCAATAGAACTCAATGTCATAGTGCTATGGGAACGTAGATAAAAACAAACCATTCTTCTAGCGGCTATTACTTCAGCTCTTCTTGATCTGCTTTGAATATCTGCAACAGTTACACGATTAACTCTTGCGATTTCATTGAACATAAATTCAATGTCTAGTTTTAAATTCTTTTTCATATTCTGTTTTTTTATAGTGTGATGAGTTAGATATTATTTTACTGTTATAAATTTTAATTACTCTAATGTTTTGAACTGATTTTGGTAATGACATTATCTTTTTTATGTATTCAATAGTTGCTTCACTTTTGTTAATGTCTAAAACATTCTTAGCCCTGGTTACAATAGATATAGGTCTTTCTTGCGATCCTCTTCTGTGATTTAAAAAAGACTTACCTCTTTTCGTTTGCCAAAAAACATTACAGTTATGAATATATATTTCTTGATACTCAACCATTCATTGACATTATGTAATTAAAAAATCCTTTGCAAGCAGATTTGTCTCCGCTTAAAATAGTGTTACCTCTACTTTTTAGGTTCCACTCTTTTTTCTTATTGTCATAGACGATAGAGTATTTAGAACTAAGATTTTTTACCTTTGACATATTTTCTCCACATCTTTGCTACAACTGATATACGTTGTGGTTTAAATTTATATTTAGATTTGAGTCTTGCCATAGCTATTCTACAGAACTGATCAAGTTCAGACTCGTCTTTATTCCTTTTCATAATAAAAAAGGGGGAGGTATAGCCCCCCCCTAATTATATTTAGAATGGCAATGCCTCTTCTGTTTTTACATTGTTCTGACTGTTATTATATGTGTCAGTAGCACGTGGATTAAAAACGGAAAGGAAAGCTCCACCATCACTTTTCACAACAAAGTCAATATTGACATTACCGCTTTTAGTAAGGTATTTTTTAAGCTCATCTAGCTGATCAGCTTTTAGGCTTATCCCCCATTTCTTAACACCAGAGTCATACGTCTTCATATCTGAAACATATCCTATATAAACATTCTTTTGTTCACTCATAATTATTAAATTTCCCCTTGTAAATAAAATTTATCAGACGCTTTGTCTTGTTCAAAGTAATCCAGGATTGTTTTTACTCCTTTCTTAAACTTTGATTCCCCGAACCCAAGAGTTTTGTCCGAGGCTTTGTATACCGCAGGTAAATACGGATACACTTTTTCTTGTACAACCCAATAAAAATCAGGTATGTCAAACACTTTAGTGTACAAGTATGCTTGTATATCATAAGAGAAGTTATAGATAGCATCTCTAGGAAAAGACTTACAAGATCGACTGGATTTGCTGTCGCTTATAAACCCATCTCCTAAACAATCTAAGAATCCTCTTACTACTATCCCATCATATTCATCGAATAGTTTTATTTCTTCTTTGAACTCTATTTGATAGCTTCCTTTTAAATAAATATCTCTAACACCACAAGTATCTAATCTGTTTATCATTTCAATAGCTTGTTTATGATCCTCAGTATTCACTAATACCTTTTCTCCTTGCTCTTGATCTTCTTTCCACTCTTTATAAAGCTTTGTAGATTTAGGCTTTTTACCTCCTATCTCCTGGAGGATTTCTTCTTCATTAAGTATTATAAACCTATCGTTAAACTTTTGAGGCTCAAAGAGTAAGCAGTCATACATTGAACCAAAGGTTAAAGCTGGACTCTCCTTTTTAAGCTGTCCTTTCATATACATCTCAAAGAGTTTAACATCTTGAAGAGCATACTTAACTGAGCTGTAGGACAAATAGCCTTTACCCGTTCTTTCTTCTAGTAATTTAGATACGTTTTTCATTCTGTTTGTGTTAAGCTTATGTTTTTTACAGCTACGTTATCGGATATTCTACTGATAAACAATACAGCATCATCTCTCTCTGGAAATTCTTTAGATATGTGTTTCCAGAAGGAACGCTTGTTTATTATGTGTCTATCATAAAGATGATAGTTAACTTGAAATAACATTACTTTACAGCAACATTCAATTTAGCTAACTCAATTGAGCTAATTTGATTTCCGTACTTATCCTTAACAGCTTCCAATCTTACTTGGCGATCAGGAGAATTTTTCCCTTCCCTAATATAATGTAGAGCTTTGTCAAAAACTTTATTATCTGTAGTGGTTTTAGCTTTGGGCTTCTTGATTTCACTCTTATGGTCATTAGTAGCGTCACTATCTTGAGTGTCATCAATTAAAAATAGATTACCTAAAGCATATTTCTTACCATAGGAAGATGCTGATCCAAACTTCTGTGGCATTTGCATACCTTTTTGGTCCAGGTCTACACCAACAACTGCTGTGCTGTAAATGCTATTTTCTCCATCCGATATTGTTGCTCTTGATTCCAACATAGGAAATGAGCTGTCGAGTTCAACGACTCTTTCGTTTATCGTAACAGATACTCCTAGTTCTAATAGGTAAGGCTTAGTAGCTTCTAAGATATCTTCTGCTGATCTGAAATAATATTTTCCAAAAGAATTAAATCTGCTCTTTTTGGACTTGAATTGTGTTTGAATTGTGGCTAACTTTTCATTGATAGTCATACTGAATTTGTTTTAAAATTAATTTAATTAAGTGATCAAATATCTACATAAATAACGTAACACGCAACTTATTTTGACGATTGATCGGGGTTTTCTTTGGCGTTTTCTTTAGCAATGATCAATAGGATTAAGTATCCACATAGATCAAATAATGTGTCTTCGGTTTCATCCCCAAGACCTCTGTTTTGAATGCGCGACAGCTTATCATCTATCCTTGCGCATAATGAATCAACAGCATTCCCTTTTGAGAATATATTGATTGGGTCTAATGCCGAGTTCCCATAGGCATTATTCTTTTCTGCAAGCATACGATATACCCTTCCAGAAACATCTTTTATTTTATCTTTCATATTTAATTGAATTTAGAATAATCTTTGTTGCGATTTGTGTTGCTCTATTCTTTTTATTGCACATTCATAGTAGTATTTGTCTATTTCGTATCCTGTAAATTTATACCCAAGATTGTGACAAGCAATAGCAATACTGCCCGAACCTAAATGTGTATCAAGTATTTTATCTCCTTCTTTAGCGTAGTTCATTAATAACCACTCGTATAGTTTAACTGGTTTTTGACAAGGATGTATAGTTTTTTCATCTCTATTTAAATTTTGCCATTTAATTTCTATGTAATCAACTCTTTTTAGCCTACTATAACTTGCTATTTCACAAACTGAAAAATTAGTTTCTCTTTTTACTCCTTTATTCCATATTATAGCACCACCTTTATTATTAAAGCAATTATAATAGTTAGCACCCCAAATAATTTGTTCTTTACTTACCCTTTCTAATTCTGTAAAATATTCTGTGTTAGGTATTTTATCATTCCAATTAACCTTTTTACCTCTTTTGTTTCCTGTTTGTTGGACAAAATTACCAATACCATAAGGAGGATCAACAATAGCAAGGTCAAACTGATTGTCTGACATTTCTTTCATTGCTTCCATACAGTTTTTATTGTTTATCATTGAATTTAGAATTTAAAAGAACTTCTATTGTAGCTAATTTATTTAAGCTGTTCTGGAGGTAGATAGACATTACAGAATAATTCATAGTGTCAGCCAACATCTTACCTTTTTCAAGTTCTTTATTAAGATCTTTTATATTTTTATATACGTCTACCATTATTTTTTAAATTTAAAATCATACCCTTCTACTTCAGCAATCTGTGGGGAAAACCAGGTTTTCCATAACCCTTTTCTCACAAAGTTTTCAGCTAGTCTTATTGCTCCAAATTTATTTCCAGATACGTGAGTTAAAAAAGGACAATCTACATCTACAGTTACAACTTTATTTTTGTTATCTATATCTAATTTATTGTAATAAATAATGTACTCTTTCATATCTCGTTTTTAAAGTCTTCTATTAATAGGTCTTCTAAAAAAGCTACAACTTCATCAGGACTTTTAATTGTATGCACATCAACATCTGAAAATGCTTCAAATCCTAATGTCGGGTATCCTTCTAGTTGAAATTCAGTTAAGCTTTCTAATACCCCTCCTTCTGAAAGGGTTTCTTGTGTTACAGAAATTATTCCTGTTACATATATATCGCCCAAAATACTGGGTACTACTGCTCTATGTGGGTATGTACCCTCTTCTATATCCATTTTTGTTTTTATTTTAAATTAACTATATTTACAATTACTAAACAATTTATTTACATATGAAATACTTAATAAGTCTTTTAATTTTCTCAACATTTAGCTGTTCTTCCATTAAACCTTATGACGTTGGTTATAATTATAAGTTTAATTATTGCAATCATTCTGGATGTACTAATTCTAGTTTCCATCAGCATTACTCATCTTATGTTGTTCTTCCCAGCGATAATCTTCTACCTGACGAATAAGATTTGCATTTTCTTCTTTAAGATATTTATTTTCTTTATTTAACTCTAAGTATTTTACAGTTAAAGCTTCTATTCGCGCTATTAAAAAATCTACTTGTTCTTTATTAGAATCTATCATAGCGTAGCAATTAAAGCGAATAATATTAGTGCATAACCTACATATTGTAGGACTTCTTTAGTTCTATCCATTTTCTATTTGTTTTTGATACTCTTTCAAGCTTTTATTAAATTCACGATGCACCTCAGTTTCTATACAATCTGAGATATATTTTCTGATATGTACTAGGTTTCTGCTTATAGCTCCTCGCAGTATCTTTTCTTGTTCCTCCTTAGTAAAAAAGCTTTTCATATTTAAAGCTCTCTGGGCTATCTTATTTACATCTTCAGGAGTAAACAATCCTATGGAATATTGATTTGTTTTTTTCATAATTCTTTATTTTCCATCACCATATAAATGATTATACATAGGCAAATTCCGTGTAGAAATCCAAGAATATAAGTCATCTGTTTTTTTTACTAAGATAATAAGTTGTTGATAAATATGCAAGTTAAAATAATTTTATTTGTTCAGCCGACTCCTGGTCCATTACTTTTAGCATAGTTTCAAATATTGTTTTACCAGCTTCATAGTCAACTAAGTTTCTAGCGATCTTATTCATAGGTTGTTTGCCTTTATATTGTCTAAAATTATAATCGTGAAATTCACATAGTCCATCTACTTCATTTTTAGCTTGACTTATAGCAAATCTTCTATCTTTTAAATCATTAGGCAAATTAAAGTTTGTCCAGTATAAATGCCTCCCTCTTTTTTTAGGCTCTAACAGAGGTTTATAATAGGGTATAACATTTTCCACCACATATTTCCCTTTAAAATGATGTTTTAACAGCAATATTTCTTGATAAAGTTTCATATCTGGATATACAGGACTTTTTCCATTAGCACCTATTGCCCAATATCTTGCTCGTGAATGAGTAGGACAGGGCGGACTACTCCAGATAAAGTCAAATTGATTGTAGTTTTCTAACAGATACTGATGTGCATCTGCAACTATTACTTTGTCATTAGAAAACCTTTCTTGATATAGTCTTGCTAAATCTTGGTCCAATTCTACCGCAGTAATTTCGTGGTCATCGCCCCATTTATATCTGTTACCGCCTAAGCAAGCGTATAAATTTAAAATTCTCATCGTATGTTATTTAAAAAGTCAATTACTTTATCTCTTTCATCAATGTAGTATTTCAACATTGGATCATCTTTAGTTAACCCTAAAGTTCTTTCACAATAATGTATTGACATATTGAGATTCTTTTTCTTATCGTTATACTCGTCTTCTTGTGTTCTCATAATCCTAAGTGATATTTAAGTGTTCCTATTGCTCTTTGATCTGTTGCCATCTCTTGCGCTACTTCTTTAATTAATTTATTAAGTAACATTGGTGATAAAACAAATCTTTCATTGTAAGCGTCTTCCACTCGCTCTTGTAGTTCCATAAAATAGTCTTGAGCTTCTTCGTTATAAACTTCAAACTTGTTGTCGACATATTTACATACTGCATCTATGATATCTTCTTCTCTATCTGTCATAATTTTTAATTTAAATTTTGGCACTATTGCCTTGCACCCCAAAACCCCGATGCGTTAACATCGAGGCAAAGGGAAACCAACAAAAAATATTTTATTTAGTTTTTATATTTATTCTGATTTAAAATTAGTAACATAGTATTCTTCCAAATCTTCATCTTTTGGAAATTTCTGCAATAGAAAATCGAATGCATCTTCTGAATTCTTAAATGTTTTGTTTTCAAACATTCTATTTCCCGCCCAATCTTTGATATAATAATTCATAGTCTATTTATTTAAATTAAGTTTCCGTTTTCATCAAAGTAATACTCATTAGCATCACAAAGTTCCTTATATCCTTCCTCTGATAGTTGACATTCATAATCATCTCTACAATCAATTAAGAATTCCCAAACAGCATCACGGATATCTCTATTCTTATTCCAAGACTTACTTAACGTATAGTCTGATGAATATCCAGTAAAATTTTCTTTTATAAATCTTCCATTATGCTTTCCATCCCATTCTATTTGACTATAATCAGGACTTAACCAATCAATACTATAATCTTTAATAGTTAACCCTATCTCATTAAAGAATGATTTAAGACTATTTATCGCATCATCCCCCCAATTATACTTAGTATTCATTTGATAATTGCTTAATGCGTTTTCTTTTGCTTGATCTGACAGCTCATCAAATTCATAGCATTTTACTTCTATTGTTTTCATAGTCTATTTAATTTGTTTTAAATTTCATTAGGTGATTATAATAATCATCGTAAAGCCAATCAAAAGTTTCTTGAGCCTCTTCGTTATAAACTTCAATTCCATTTTCTATCTTGGTCAATTCGCCATCTATGGAACAAGAGTCCATATAATTTTCCTCTAAGTAAGTGTTAGCTAAATCTGTTGCTAGTTCTACTATATTAATTTTTATTGTATTCATTTTAATTAGTTTTTAAAAGGTGTGTTATTATTATTTTGAATTTAATGTGTATATAATTTCGTTTGAACTTTCTTTGACAAAAGTTAATTTAAAGCCGATTTTATTTAAAATTGACTCCATAGAATTAAAACCGCAACCGCCATCTACATAAGATTGCGTGTTTGTTGTGGCTCTTTTCAAGTGTCTACGTGAATTGCTTTTTGCTTTTGGGTTATAGTGTGTAAGCCCATAAAAACCGTTTCTTTTTCGGTTTGCATTTCCGCCCATATCTGAAGGTAATTTTTTCAATTCCTCATTGAAATAGGTATTTATTAAATTACCCAATGCCGTCCCTTGTTTATCATAACCATAACCGCCCGCCTTAAATTGTGTTTTCTCGTTTCGTCTGTCATAGATTCGACATACCCCCGCCCTTGACCATTTAAAACATAGTGTTGTAAGCCTCCAATTCTCACTTAGAAAATCCTCTTTTTGTTTGTTCGTCAATAAAGTTTTCATATCTGTTTTTATTTGTTTTTGTTTGTTAATATTTTGCTAATGTAGTTAAAAACTTGTTGAAAACCTACAAAAGCGAACATTAAATTTCTACAGCACTGGCAAAAAATATGCTCAAATCCACAGCAGTAAAAGAACAGACGACACAAAAAAAATTTCTAAATAATTTAAAAAATATAACTTTTGACAGCTCTTAAATAAACTTTTTTAATTACTGCAGTAAAAAATAAACACGTAAAAATCTCTAAAATGACAGCTCAAAAAATTAGATCATTTTTAAAAAATTACAGCTCAAAAAAATAAATTAAGTAAGTAACTTTTTTAGGTTGTTAAAATCCTATAAAAATAGTAGGGGATTATTTGGGGGGTGATTGTGCGAGGGAAGGGAAGAACTAAAATTAATTTTCTGTAACTGAATCAATGCGGAAATAGCTAAATAGCTGGCCCAGAGTAGGTTAGGTAAGGGTGCTTAATGTAATACACTAAGGTAAAACGGCAAAACTTTTGGCGATCAACTATTTACAAGGACCCCCCTTTGATTTTCTAAGCGTTTTGGTTTTGGAATTCTAACAATTATCAATGTATATAGTCCCCACGAAAAACATATCTCAGCACTTTTTTCGAAAGGTATAAGTAGCTGTAAATGAATTACTGGAGTTATAAGTTACATAGTCTGTATTAAGTATCTGTAATTGGATTAATTACTTTTAGATCAGAATATTGTCTGCGGCTAAAAAATTTTAGACAAAATAGTGGCCCTTAGTCCCTGGTGTCTTCCAATTAAGTTCTGGAGCTTCTTACCAGACGTTTCTTGTGGGATTTGGGCTGGGGGCCCACCCACTGCGTCACTTGTTCTTATTCTAGTAAGCTCGTTAAAGTGTGACAGTTTTAAAAGAACGGTGTGAAGGTACAACAAAAAAAATGAAAAGTCAATAGTAAAGTAATACTTTAAGTAAACCTCTTAATGTTCCTTTCTATGACAGTTAGCACATAGCACTCTACACAGTTTAATCTCTTCCATAACCAAGTCAAAAGAGCAATCTTTAATTAAATCAGATATATGTCCTCTTTTAGTAGAGGGGTCTACGTGGTGGAACTCTAGACATCGAGTATGTGTTTCTCCACATATCTCACATTGTAGTGTTTTCTTATAATCTTCTAGTCGTTTTCTTTTTCGGTTTCTGTATTCTCTTTTCTGCCTTCGCTTCTTTTCATTCTTTGTTTCTTTAAGCTCTGACATTGCTGTTGAAATATTATTCGGATAGAAATGTATATAGCGAGAAAGCCCCCGAAAGAAATAACAACGAGAGTATATATAGAATTAGTAACATAGTTTAGTATATTCTGTCGTTAGGGGCCTTTGTTACATTGACAGCTTTATAATCCCCTTTATGTTTTATTTCTATGTATTCTTTTAGATCATACTTAGAAGAAACATCCACATTATATGTGGTCCCATCACTTTTATAATAGGTACGGATATGGATAAGAGATATTTCTTCTCCTGTATCCTTATGTTTAAACTTGATCATTTATTAAATATACAACGTACTTGTATCATAATTTACATACGTTATGGTAACCTCTTCTCCATTTTCTATGGCAGCAGCAATTTTAGGATATATTCTTTTGTAAGCAGAAACGCTCTGTCCGATAAATCCTTTACTGTAGTCTGAAGAGTTACCCACCAATAAACAACCTGCGGTATGCTCATCGGTATTTCCTGTATGTATTAGTATGTATTCAAATCCAGGAACGTCTTTTACCCAAAGCATTCCTTTGTGCATATCCTTGTATTTCTCTGAATACCTTTTATGGAATCCTCCGACAGTTCGAAGTTCTACCTTATAGATACCGCTAGGTATTCGAGTTTCTCCTTTTACTTTCACATCTCTGTGTTCGTCTTCAAGGGTGTATGCTAAAAATTTTGTATCGTATGTAATGTCCATTAGAATTCCGAGAGTTCTATCTGGACCGCTATCATATCTTAGGACCTTTAGTCTCATTTCAATGTATGTTGGTTTGCGTAAAGTTACTAAATTTGTTGTATGAGTAAATTCAAGAAACTTGTAGGAGAACTACAGAAGCAAGGTAAGTCCGAAGAGTCAGCAAAAAAGATTGCTTATTCTATTGGCGCGAAGAAATATGGAAAAGCAGGAATGGCAAGGAAGGCTGCTGCTGGTAGAAGGAAGAAGTACAGAACCAAGTGAGAAGAGTTCACGCAGTAGCTGTACATATATCTAACAGTAAAAAGCTAGGAAAGCATTCTAAAAAAGAAAGTAATTCTAAAAGAAGTAAGAATTACAAAAAGAAATATAGAGGGCAAGGAAGATGAAAAAGAAACTCTGTAAAATAATTAGTAAGATCACCTTTGGTAAGGTTTGTTTAGGATATTGTAATTATGAAACTGAAAAAGACTAAAGACAGTATAAAGGTAGAAGCACCAAAAGGTTATCATTGGATGACTGAAAGCGGTAGACATTTCCTTATGAAAGGAGATTATAAGCCGCACGAAGGTGCTAGTGCTTCGGCTCCTTTTAGGATTGTCACCCACGATAAGACTATGAAGGCTGATATGGGTATGAAGATAGAAGCTATCAAGACAGCCAAGAAGTATAAAAAAGGCGGCCAAGTAAAAAAAAAATCTAAAGTAAACCAAGCTGGAAATTATACTCAGCCTGGAATGCGAAAAAGATTATTTAATAAAATAATGGCCGGATCTAAAGGAGGCAACCCTGGACAGTGGTCTGCTCGAAAAGCACAGATGTTAGCGAAAGCCTATAAAGCCGCAGGTGGCGGATATAAAAACTAATGGCACTAAGTAAATCACAACAATCTCTAAGAGACTGGACTAAACAAAAGTGGAGGACTAAGTCGGGTAAGAAGTCATCAGAAACAGGTGAGAGATATTTACCTGAAGCTGCTATTAAAAATCTTACAGCTGAAGAATATGCAGCAACCACTAGAGCTAAAAGAGAAGGAACAAAAAAGGGAAAGCAATTTGTTTCTCAACCTGACTCAATTAGAAAGAAAGTAAAAAAGTACCGATTCACTCCTCTTAACAGTTCAAAGAGAAAATGAACAACTCAACTAATGGCTTTTTGTTTAAAAACTGGCAAATCATATTGTGGTTTGTTATTGCTGTGTTTACAGCGGGAGGACTATTTAGTGAGTTCACATCTCTAAAAACAGAATTAACTATTGTTCACGATAGACTAGATCAAAAGGTAAAAGTAATTAATGAGCTAGAAGACAGATTGATAGATATAGAAAAACAACTAGAATATGAGCGAGGTCTTCTTGAGGCTACCATAGAAGAAGTTAACTTCATAAATAATGAAAAATTATCTAAGAAACATTAATTGGGTCAGTCCCTTCTAATTTTCTATATATCTGTTGTACTAATAACCTTCCTTTCTGTGAAAGGGCGTAGCGAACACGATAATTATACTTAGTCTCATCTCTAAATAGATGATCTTCCATTGTTTGTGATGGTGTAAGCTTATCAAAGTGTTTATATATATAACCTCTCTTTGCTAAATAATATACTCCCTTATCTGCTTTCCTCATTTGAACTGAACTTCTCTTTAATTCTTTGGATACGTATTCAATAGTAAAAAACTCTAAGTCATACACAAAGAACAAAAGATCTAAATCGGTTTTCGTTAGATCGTGGTTCTGTCTCATATCTCTATATACTAGCGATATGTTCTTCAAGAAGTTTTTATTTATATATTTCTTTTGAAGTTTAGAATAATCTCTAAATAATTTCTTTCGGCTAACTGTACTTTTAGGCATATTCCTATCTTTGCTGTAAAAGTAATAATATGGCAAGTCTTTCTGGTCAAAAAATTAAAGATAAATACGATCTTCTTTTAAATATCCCCT